ATTAGCACGCCGATCAGATCTAAGATTTCTGCAACTAAAAGGTCATTGGGATGATAGCGATGTCATAATCTTCGATGATTCAATAGCAAGAAACTTAAACCGTTTACGAGTTGTTGATGCAGAAGATGAAGATGTAGAAGTGTCTGATACCATTAGGTGGAAATTATTTCTAATACGGCAACTTGCATTATTAACATTAGAAAAAACCCGTCAGTGACGGGTTTTTTTATTTTAGGCTTAGTCTTTTTGATTCAAGATCTTTTATGGCTGTTCTAAGTTTTTCTATATGGCCACTATTTCTAAGAGTTTTAAAAACGAGATTAGCCACGCCGTATTCGCCTTGCTTTGCTAGTCCTGATCTACGGTATTGACTAATGTTGTCTTTCAGTTTATCTAATAGTTCTAAGTCTTGTTGTGCTATGGTTTTTTGTATAATCGAGGCTAATTGTTTACTTTGTTTATCTATTGCTGAAGTATCTATATCATTGCTAGGTTCAGTTGATGGCTTTAGCCAAGCGTCTTTTAAAACGCTGTAACTGCCTCCCACAGCGGGTCTGCTTAGATCTTCAACATAAAGTTCTACTTCAATTCCTTTAATTGTTATGTCATATCTTTTCTTGTACAACATTTTCTTTGTATCAAATAATTCCTCAATTTCTTTATCACATTCAATACGATTAAAATCAGTAATTATATGTAGGTCTAGATCACTTTGTTTTGTGTAAAATTTACCAGTTTGCCCACCTGTTACTACCACGTCAATTACAGGAAATTCTATATCAACAAAGTTAACAAAATGCCTAGCAATATCTATTAGTTTTTGTTTTACTTCAGGTAAAAGTTTTTGGTCTTGCCAAAGCAAAGGATTTAATGAGTCGTGCTGCTCAATACCTGGTTGTAAAAATTCTATTATTTTCATAATTGGTATTTATTTTATTAAATATAACTATGGAACAAGCAGAAAATTTAAAAGGACATCTTATAGCAGCACACCCAAAAAGAAAAGAAGGACATTTCAGAAAGGGAGTGTTGTTGATCATTGATCAAGATTACACAGGATGTGTAGGATTGCAAATTAATAAACCAATGACAAATCATCCTAATTTATCAGGTGTAATGCAGGGGTTAGGCATAAACTACACTGGTGATACCAATATTTATTTTGGTGGTCCAGACAATACAAATAGAATTATTGTAGTTCATACTTCAGATTGGAGTAGTCCAGGAACAACAAAGATCAATGATGAAGTCTCAATAAGCAATGATATCAGTGTTCTTGCTGCCATAGCAGCCAATCAAGGTCCTTCTAAATTTAGAGCCATTGCAGGTTATACAAGATGGATGCCTGGACACCTAGAAGGAGAAATAGAAGGTGATCCTCCCTTTAATGATGTCAGTACCAGTTGGAGTTGCTTACCTAGTAATAGTGATCTAGTTTTTTCTATGGAAGGCAATGAACAATGGCATATGGTATTAGAGCAAAGCGCCAAAGTGCTCATAGACACTTGGTTTTAATCTTTCTCTGAATTAATATTAGCCAACATTTTTCTTATATCTGTAGTATTCTGTTGCATGGGTTTTAATTTGCTAACAGAGATTCCTTCGTTAGGTTCATTTGAAGTTTGTGTAGTAGAACTTGTACGTTTTAGGTTTTGATAGACAGGACTAGGTGAATTTTCTTTAGGTGGTTCATAGTCTTCTCCTAGGTCACTTATTCTCAAAGTATCTACATTAAAGTCCATGTCTACTTTTTGTCCAACACCACTACTTGAACGTGTTTTCATAAACTGAATTTGATACCTGCCACGTTCTTTCATTGCCCGACTTGTAAAGATGCCAATGACATTGTCAGCAGTTTGAATCTTACTAAGTCCACCTGAAATATGACTATGATCAAATTCAATTTCTTCAACTGCTGCTCTGTTTAACTGACTGGCTGTTACTGTGATACACTGTGTTTCCATAGCCAAATTACGTATCTCTTCTGACACATATTTGTCCTTGACAAATAGGTCGCTGGGCGACACCTTCACTGATAAAGGCATCATTAAATCCAAGTAATCTATCAATAAAACGTCTGGTTTTCTACCTTTTTTGACCTGATATTCCTTTAAATAGGCGCGAATATCATTGCAATTTTTTCCCGAGGGCATATACTTGATCTGTATACTTCCAGCACGTTTTCCTGCCATTTTTACCTTTAATTCTACATCATCTATGTTCTTAAAAATCTCTCTTGTAGCAATACCTGTCACCATACTATCCAATCTCATACTTACAAGATGTTCTGAAAGTTCAAAAGTAAGATATATTATATTCAATCCTGCCATAGCCCAATTTACACCGAGATTGGCAAGGAATAGACTCTTACCGCCACCTGATCCTGCGGCAAAGATATTAAGTTCACCTCTGTTAAATCCACCGTATAATTTCTTATCAACACTGGGCCACCCTGTAGAAATTTGACCGTTAGAATTTTTCAAACTTTCTAACCTTCCTCTCGGATCTTCAAAATAATCAGTGCCCATATCTCTATTGAGACTGATTTGAATAGCGTCTTTTACTAGTTTTTCTACAGGGCCATAGTCACCCTTTTCCAGTAAGTCAACAGATCTTAAAATGGCTCTTTCTAAACCTTTATGTCTACTAAATTTTTCAAATTCTTCCATTAGCCATTCATAGTTTTCTTTTGGCACTGAAATGCTTTCAAAATTAGTTCGACAGATAGCGTTGACCTGTTTTACTTCAGGCATTATCTTATAATTATCTACATATTGAGTGATAAATTCAGCAGTGTCTTGCAATTTTTGATCGAAATTTTTAGGATCAAAAATATTTTGACACCTAATAAATGTTTCTGCATCGGATAGAAACATCTCTAAATATAATTTTTGAATATCAAAACTATAATCGATATTAGGCATTTATTTTCTCTAATTTTTTCTTAGTTAGTTCTATTTTAATCTTACTGTTTTCTTTGTAGTGCAGAATAGTGTAGAGTGTATATAGTCTTCCATAGTGTTTTACAGCGTCAGCCACATCTTTAATTTCATCACCCCATGGCGGCAAACTTACAGACCAATTATTTGCAATTGCAGCATTTAATAATTTTGCTCCTGCACGGTCTTTATCTGGTACCACAATAACTTCTTTGCCTAATAAGTTTATTCTATGCGTCTGTATTTGACTTGGTTCATTATGCATTATAGCACATCCGTCAATCGCTATGGCATCAAATTGTCCTTCAACAACAATAACGAATTTTCTATCTTGTGTTTGTCTGTCTAAATTAAACACATAACCAGGTTGATTATCTGTAAGGTATTTAGGCTTGCCCTCATTTATCTTTCTTCCTGTGTAGCCTACAATTTTTTCTTTGTAATAAAATGGTATAATTATTCTATCTTTGTACCCAGGACTAGGACTCCAATGCCAAGGGTACCAATCAATGTCCATACCTCTTTCTTCAAGATATTTAAAAACTTTAAATAGGTCTTGATAGATTTCTGTTTCATTATCATGGGATGCCCATTTTACAAGAGGTTGAGTTAATTCTGGTAATTGTTTTTCTATAAGTTCAAAATTGGCAATTTTTTTTGATTCAGTATCAACTTCCTTTAATGTCAAGGCAAACATACTTAGTTTACCTATTTCACTTTGATCAAGTCCTAACCATGAAAATAATTGTTTAGTATTATTGGTCAGTAATTTACCAGGCATCCAACCAGCCTTGAAGTTACAGTTAAAGCAATGATATTGCCATCCTCCTTCTGGTGAAATAAGCACACCTCCTCTACTTCTGGTATCACGGTTTTCACCTTTGTTATGACAGCAGACAGCGTTAAATGACATCCAACCACTTGGAGTTGACTTACGTTTTTGAGGCAAGAGGGCTATTAAAGTAGACTGAATCTGGTTCATCCTACTATTTTAACTTCTGTATAAGATTTTGTCAAATGAGCCGTAGTAACTAGGATCGTCATTATCTATTCCTGCTGGTGCTTTTGCAGGAACAAAGTAAACCCTAATATAAGAAAAAACACCAGTTAAGTTAAC